GTGGTCTTGTTTCCCTTGTCCGTTCCGAAGCCTGCGATTGTGTTGCCCACGAGCTCCATGAACAGGGTCTCAGCTTCACCAACCATCGACGCTGCGAGGCGTGCGGGGCTGATGTCGTTGGATCCCATTCCAGACAATTCGGCGAGGTCACTCAAATTCCGTGCCAGAGCGTAGCGAGCCACAGCGAGGGTGACGCTTTCTTGAGTCAATGCGATCGGGGTGGGATCTGCCACCTCGGTTGCATCGACTGCAAACTTGTCAAACCCGTCAAGACCTGCGATCCGAATGGTCATGGTATCGGAGCCCATGCCGTTGATCAGCCCGTAGTTTTTGACGGCTCCAGAGTTACGAATTGAGGATCGGTCTGCGAGCTTGAGCGCGATCTCTTGGTCGAGAACGGCGGCCATACGGAGATCGGCTTCGAGTGTTGCGTGAGTAATTGCCATGGTGTGTGTACCTCTAAAGTGGAACGGGGTTTGTAATCTGTTGCCGTTCCGCTTTTATCGTGTGCGACACGCGGCCTGTCTCTGCTCAAAGTCTATGCCAGTGTGCCCTATGGCGTCAACCCTGCGATCAATACGTCCCTGTGGCTCTTGTACTCCTCAAGGCTCATGCCTGAGATATCAGAGGCTGAGGGCATCGATCGTGCTGGGGGTGTCGGTATCGCGCCCGCGTTCGCTGAGGCCACCGGAACCGGTAGGCCTGGGGTCACAGGTGCAGCGGCCACAGGTGCAGCGGTCAAGGCCTCTGCGGGTGGAGCTGCGGTCAAGGCCTCTGCGGGTGGAGCGGAGGGGGTGCCAAGTAAAGCAGAGACAGAGCGGGGAAGGTTCCCAGCGTCTCCGAGCCAGTCACCCAGGGCCACACCCTCAGGGGCTCTGCGCTGATAGATGGCGAGCAGATCGGCCACATCCTCGGAGTCTGTGACCCCGTGTCTGTATACGTCAAGCTGCTGGCTGTGGTTCTGCGTGAGCTGGCTGGCGTGTGTCCTCGCCTCTGCGAGCTCTGCCGATAGCCCGGAGACTTGATCAGCTGTGGCCTGTGCTGTGGTGAGCTCGCCCTTGAGGGCGTCAAGCTGAGTGAGAGCCTCCCGCTTATCAGCGGCCATTTTGGACAGTCGGTCTTCGGGTATCCACCCAGTGACTTCTTTGGTGCAGTGCGGACAGTTGGTGCTCATGGTTGGATCCTTCCTTGTTTAGTCGGTTTCTCGATTCGGTTGAGACGTTGAGATCTCTGCTTCTTCTTCTTTGACCCGTTGCAGCTCTCGAATAGCCTGAGCCCTGCTCATTCCGGTGTGCAGCTCGAGGTAGGCGTCGACCTTTGATATAATACCGGCTTGGATCTTCTCGATCAGATCCTTGCGGATACCATCGCGCTCCTGAGATGATAGCGGGATCGCCTGATACCGGATGGTGTAGCCACTCTCAGGCACCCCGGCCCCGGTCTGAATATTCAGCAGTCGAGCCGATACGCTCAAGAGCTCGAGGTCTCCAGCCCGGAAAGCTGGCTCAAATTTCCGCTGTGCTTCTCGCTTGCCCGCGTTGCTGATACTGATAGCAGCGCCCGATCGAGCGGTGCCTCCGAGCCTCTGAAGGTCTGCGGGTGAGACCCCGGCAAACTCAGCCACTCGTTGCTCGTAGCTTGCGATCGATTCGAGCATCTTAGCCACGTCAGCACCTGGGGCGAACTGCCCGAGCTGAGGCTGTAGATCCCCTTCGGCTGCGAAAAGTAGGATCGAAGCTGGGTCTGTGCTGATGGCTCTGCGGTTAGAGCTGCCTCCACCCTCGAGCCCGAGACCCATGGGCAGGGCTCCAATGGCGTACCGTTGGGGCCAGCTCGCATCTCTGAGAGTGTGACCGAACAAAGTGTAGAATACGGCTGTATTGAGTGAGCCATAGATCACCTCTGAGCCCTCGTAGGCGTCCCAGATATAGCCGGTGCGCTCTGCGTGGTAGAGCACGCCCGGTATGAAAGGCACACCAAATTTGTCCACATATGGGAAGGCCTCCCCGCTGCGCTCAGCTCCAAAGTACAAAGCGGTAAGATCCTGCTTAGCTTCGCCTGCATGGTCTGTGCTGAGGATACGCTCGATCGGGTTTGACGGATCGCGGATGTCGATCTCATGCCAAGTCCACAGGTGATCCCCGGTCTCGGGGTGGTGTCTGAGCCTGAGCTCTCGAATGAACACAGGGCGATCTGGCCTCTCTGTGTCTGCAATGGCAACGATCCTGTTGGGTGCCACGGGCCGATAAACGAGCTCACCCTCTGCGGTGCAGCTCACCGCCATATAAAACTCTCGACACCCTACGACGTTCGCCCCAAATCGTGGCATCATCGGCCACAGCCCCGAGGCGTCAACGGCCTTGATCAGCTCAAGCCCCTCATCCGGTCCTCCGAGATGGTCAATTACTGGGGCCCGGTCATAGAGCACGCTCAATTGCTTGGTTACCGATCTGAATATGTTTGAGCTCAGATCAGGGGTGCCCCAGGCGGCCTGTCTGGTCGGGTCTACCATCATGGCCACAGCATTTTCGAGATCATCCTCCCACCGGCCCACGAGCATACGCAAGCGGAGGCCCGTGTGCTTCCACCTCGCTGCATCCTCCTGAGTAGGAGCGGCTGGGGGGTGTGGTATCTGTCGAGCTATTGATAGGGGCATAGTTTCACCTGTGAGGAGCTTAATACAATTTTAGCTTGCTGGGGGCGTACAGTCTGCGTGTGATGAGCTCGACAGCGCCATAGCGGAGACTGTCGATCCAGTGCTTCGATTGATCGTCCCTGAAACAGAATTCTTGTAAGCTCTGGATCCCCTGCTTGCACCTGGGCGAGATGTGGAAGCCCTTGTTTATCATACAAGAATTCAGGATTGAGCAACCCTCGTACACACTGCCTCGAGGCTTGAAAGCGGTTCTGATCGTGAAGGGTAGCCCGCCCTGGGGGAGCCCCAGCTCCTGCTCCATGCCTCGCATAATTTGGTTGTTCCCCATTTTTCCACCCATTTTTCTACCTCCAAACTTCCTGTCCCCAACGAATCTGTCGACGCTGTGGTGGGTCATGCCGTTCCGCCTGAGCATGGCAAGGATACCCCGGGCATGCTGTCGAGCTGGTACAGCGTCACCCCCGGAGGTGTACTCATCGAGCACCCAGATCCGGGGGTGCTCTCCGGTCTTATCCACAGCACAGAGCACGGCCACTTGAGATCCTGCGTCTGCTCCGTGGTCGATGCCGATCCCGATCTGTACCTTGACCCCGGGCTCTGGTCGGTCGGTGGTGATCATGTCATCGTTAAAGGCCTCAAAGGTTCTGCCCTCGACGGGGCCCCGCCACTCTCCATTGAGCCTCTGGGGCCGATCTTGGCTGAGGTAACGAGCTGCAACGTCATCGATCTGTTTCTGGGTGAGCATGGGAAGCCCGCCCTCTGGGGTCACGTTCTCCACTGTGAGAGGCGCGGGGTGGTCGTTAATCATGCCCAGATCGCAGAGCTCTTTTAGCCAGCCACACGGACGCCCCACGGGGGTCAGAGTCAGCCCAATTCCGCCAAGATCTCCAGCCCGTAGAACCCGGGCTGTGAGCTCGCCCCAGATGGCGGGGGGCGGTGGTTCATCAATTCCAACAAATGCGATGGTTGCCGAGGCGACCCCGAGCGATCCCTGGTTGGTGGTTTTGATGCGGAGTATTGACTTATTCTTGAACACGATGATCGGCACCTTGCCCCTGAATCCTCGCCCGGGGTTGTACTCGGTGTCTGGGTGTATGAGGTCTTTTGGCAGCAGCTCCCAAATCTTGTCTTGGAGGGTAAGGCTCTGCTCCCACGAGTGACACACGAGCCAATTCTCAGAGGGTACAGGGGGCACCTCGATGAACGGGTGCTCTCCGAGGCACCTCCAGATCAGCTCTGAGATCTGCGCAAAGCTTTTGCCGATCTGATTGCCTCCCCGCATGAGCTTGAACCGGCTCTGATCTTGTAGGTAGGCGAGCTGAGGCGGAGTGAAGCGGACATAGTCAAGGGGCCTAAGCTCTGCCCGTTCCTGCATCTGTTGAAGGCCTCGAGCGAGGGCGTCCATGCTCACCGGCTCCCCCGGGTTCTCTCACCTGGAATTTCCAGATCGCGATCTTGGTTGGCATGGGGGGGGTCCAGCCTGACAACGTTGCGCGAACGGACAGCCCCGAGGGTGGCGGCTATCTGATCCTGTAGTGAGGCGGGCAGGGTCAGCACGATCGAACGTACGAAGGTGAGCAGCTCACCCGGTGTCATGTCTGCGATCGGATCGCTTGCGGCCCGTTGGACGTGCTCGAGCTCCTCCTTCGTTTCTTTCTCGAGCTTGTGAAGCTGAGCCAGGGCTGTGACCCGCCCGGTGTGGCGGCAGAGCTCGATGTCTCCGCGAAGCTCGATCAGCTTTTGCCGCTTGTACTCGATCGCGGTGAGGTCAGGAAGATCCCCGGCGGCGGCGGCGGCTTTCTGGCCTGCTCTCTTTGCGTTGCGGGTCCGCTTCGCAGTCACACCCGGCGGGGCTCGGGTCGTTTTAGTTTTCTTCTCTTTCTTGGTGTCATCCACTTTAGTATTCTCCGTTTTTATATGCGGAGAGAGAAAAAAAGACGAGGCCAAGAGAGGTCGGGGGAGCACCTGCCCAAACACACGGTTCAACCTGGGTTTTCGTCGCTGTTGACAATACAAGAGCAGTCATTATGGCAGGTTCAACGTCATGCAAGGTGCCCAGGTGGTGCGGAATAGTGGCGAGCTGCTCAGGCGGGGATCGTTGCCTGCCCTCTTTGACCACCAAGGAAGGGCGAACAGCTCGAACACATCCTACCTGAGCGAGCCCGAGCGCGCCACGTTGACCCGCTGAGGCGGT